TGGGCGATTACATCCGAAGCCCGCCAGGCACTTCGGATAAATCGCTCATATACCTCGACCCATAATCTTTCCACGACCAATGGGGAACTAGATGCATGATCTGCTCATGATCTAGTTCCCCTATGTCGTCAATCGAGTCGAAATATTTCTCCAACCTTATTTGCGCTTCAACAGGGACGCGGTATAACTCCTCTACCAATAATCGTGTTCTTATTGGGGGATCACGCAATGCTCCCTTGAAGTACATTTTTGCCTCCGCAAATTGTTCTGCATCCCAAAGACTCATTGTACCTGGTCGTGCAATGTAATCTTTGGTTAAACGGAGGCCCATTTTTGCTAAAGAGGTCAGAATCGGGCACCCTGAGTACTGGTAGCCCATAGACATCGCCTTACAGCGCAATAGTTCCATTTTCCTGCGCATTTTACAAACTGAATAACGGCCCGATGTCCAGCCAAAATTCAAAATTTCCGAGATGGGTTCGGTAACGTTGACTAAATCATGTGTATCAAAAACCATTCCACAAAAACTAGCTGTATTTAATTCTTTATGTAGTTCTAGTTTAAGTGTCAGTCCCAAACGTTTAAAATCCTCGATGGTCGGAAGATCACCTACCATCGTGAAAAGCCCATCATCCCCCTCCACAACCCCGACCACATCGCGACATCCCTTTTTATCGGCGAAATACAACATGAACATCAGGTTCGAAAACCCATTTCCTAATGATGTATTCATCTCGCCGCTCATTCTAGTCGCATTTATATCTACATCAAAGTATTTAAAAACACAATGATTTCTACCACAAATTGTTTCTTTAAAATGTTTCATAAAATTTTTCCCACCTGGATGCAGTGAAGTCATATACTTATACAGCTCACCCTCGCAGGAAAGCATCAATTCGCGTGTGAAATGTGCTTCATACGCTGTGTGGTCGGTGGCCATGAATTGCTTGCCGTGCCCTATTTTATTCATAATATAAGCGGGCCTGTCGGCAATTGGTATCTTCTTAATGAACCAATCAAGCGCAAATACTTCTTTCTCAATTAGCTTGAACATTGGTCCAGTAAGGCATTTAAATTCATCCACTCTAGAGTTAATAGCCCTGGCGTGCTTATACTCTGGATACGTTTCCATTTTCATAAAAGATTTAACTAACTTATAGCCTTTTAGAAACGGATGGATGATTGCGTCGTATTTCTTCTGTAACGTCGCCCGACGCCATAGTGGATAATTTGTCTTATCCAACCACGTCGGCACACTATCGTCTGCCGTAGGCGGTATTGGTTTTAAGTTATTGCGAATCCACTTTCTAACGAACTTTCTAAAATTTTTCAATTCTTGAGGATCTGGTTCTGGTGGCCTCATCGCAAAACGTTTCTTGACACCTAGTTTCAGTGTCCGGGGGCAACCTGGATCGGGGTGCGGCAATGCGATATGTGGGAAATGTACTCCCAAACTCGTTTGAACAACTGGTCGCCGCAATGGGAAAGTTCTCATTTCTGAAAACTTCACATCCACTTTGATGGGGGGAACCTCAGGCAATTTCACCTCATCAAACCTATAGCCATATAAATTCATTTTGAGGGCATAATGCCCTGCGCGGCTAATCCGTCCAGCCCCGTTGGAAAACCCGGCATTCGTTTCAAATTGTCAAGATTTGATTTTGCTATAACGAACGCCATCACGCATGCAGCATGATGGGGTAAAATACGATCATTTTTATTAAGATTAAGGAAGTCGTAGCGATTCATATTGACCGTTGTCAGATTCCTGGCCGCAAAAGTGATTCTTTCGAATAATAATTTATCATCACAACCAGGTGTAACATTAGACAATGTGAGTAACTGCGCTACCGTCTCCATTGAGATGGTGACTTCCTCTGGGGGAGCCATTCTGGCGCGGTCCTGAGGGGATATATACTGTCCTCTCTTCGGTCTACCCGCCGCCTCCAGCAGATCATCAAGTAAATATGAATCTAAATCCAATTCTTCTAGTCTGCATCCCTCCCCCGTAGTTGAGCTGTAATGCAACAGCTCATATCTATTTACAATTTCTACTCTAAGTAGATTGGGGTCATCGTGTATCAGATCCGAACGTGCGACTGAATCAGGTCGAACATCGCACAATGGTGCCTTGACATTATTAAGGGCTCTATAAACTTGTGTTTTAACAATCCTACAACGTGTCAATGAATTGCCACGAAGTAAAATGTATAGCATTAAGGCAACAGAAAACATGCCTATGCCCAAATTGTTGATTCCAACGATATCGTGTGAATTGCCATAAAAATCCTGCAACGAAGCAGAATGTGTGGCCCACCTATCAACCAACAAAAACATCAAACCCACCAACGTTCTCCATAGCCATACTGAATACACACTAATGACGGGACCGAATCTAATCGTCCGCCATCTTAATGACCATCTAAAAGTATACTCCAATGTCCACCCCGTAAAACACCAGTACAGTATCCAATACACAAACCTCATTACATTATAATAGTTCCATGCGAAATGCAGCTTCGGTTGTGCAAGCTGCTGTCCAGTTGCGAGGTGTGTATCATAAGATTCTGTTTTGGTGATATGGAGTGAGAAAAAGAGTGACATGAATAAAATAGGTAAAATAAATAAAACTACTCTAGTACAAAACCAACTGGAATCCTTATAATAATCAGTGTCGAAAATCTCCGTCCCCATGTCGAATGTAAAAGTTTCTAATTGATCTTTAATTTTCTTCTTCAACTTAATGAGACGCGGGTCAATTGGTTTCTTAGGGTTTTCTTTTTCAAACCTCTGCGGTGCTGCGGACTTGCTTGATGACAAGCTTTCTGCTTGTTCCGCACGAATTTCTCTAAAAGCATCGCGGTTTCCAGCTTCCTTAGCCTGCGTGTCTAAGACTGACATCGCAATTGCATGGTCGTTTTTGCTGACTCTATTTGCAACCCTCTTCGGTCGTGATGCCCAATTGCGTTCATGTGCACGCTGGTTCACTAACGGCATCCCACCCTGTGTGGGGACCACTATTTGAGTGGAATTATGTTGAATATCTCTACTATATACAGGCTGCGGCATCAATGGGACTTGTGGTATTCCCTGGTGTTGAGGTAAAGATGCCACATAATAATTTACAAATTCATTATGTTGCTGCCTTGCTTCAGGCGTGTCTAAAAATACATCCTCATTAAGAGGTTCCGAAACAAAATTTTGAGAATTCATGACGATATGGGCCCCTATTTCGGTCCCACGGATAGGGTTTTTACTCTTACTCTCCAGTTCGAGAACAAATGGAAACCTACAGGGGGGCCCATTGTTCGGAAATTCTCGCACATACTCTAAAATTCAAATTAACACACTCCAAGTTTAGGAGGTAGCGTCACACGCCGCTCATTTAGATTTTGGTATAGAGAATTTCCAATCAACAGGACACCCCCACAGTCTTCTATCAGCCCCAGCACCTACCTTTCCCACATGGTAATAAATCAGTGCTGAAACCCCACTTAGTCCCTTCCCCCGGATTTCTGGTCCGTGTTTCCTAGGCCGGTCGTCGGAACTGTCAGGTCGAAACGTGACAGCCCTGGGCTAAACCCCCGGCCGCTCTTGCCCCCCAGCTCACCACAAACGCGTTACTGCTGCGGAATCTTGCTGGGGGGTACGTAGGTAGTGGATAGTGTCACGTCCACACGTTACCATACTTACAACCTCACTGTAAGCATTGTTTCACCTGGTAACGTGGTTCTGTATTCTACTCTTGTCGCTAGTGTCACGTCCACATGCACCATGGTTCTGTAATCTAACGCCACCCCTTGCGTAGAAAATCC